AAATTAAAGATAATCTTAGGAAGAAAAACAACCTTCCAAAAAGAGTAGGTAAAGTAACTACGGTCAACGTCTCAGGAGAAGCACATGAGGTGTTACAAAACCCAGACAAAATGACCATCCAGGTCTCTCGTGTGTCCGAACCTTTTGTTAACTGTAATGTAAACAATGGTGACAGCGGTGCATATTATTTTGTATTGACTAACCCACATTACATGTACAACTTTAAAGGAGAACCTGTTTGGGAAATAGAAAAAGCAGATCCTGATTTTTATCGCAGTATCTTTGAAATATTTGCAGATAAAATAGATACAGAATCTAAAAAGAAACCAATCGTATTACGTGATTTTTTTACAGATACATATTACAACGGAGTGTATGATGAAACAAAACAACAATTTGACGATGAGTACCCGCTCACGCCCACCGCTAAAAGCAGTGTTAATGATTTCCTTAAGTCTCATGGTCGCCCTACCATGGATTTTGTTCCAGATGCTCGTGTTGTTTTTGATCCAAGCAGTGATAAAGGTGTGGACTTGGAGACCGTTCCATACTCAGTAAATTTATTTAGACGTACACCTTATATGTTACGAGCAGAAGAAAATGTAAAAGAACTTTCATATGGTGAAGCAATTCAAATAGCAAAAGTTGCACCTAATTTTTATAAACTTATGATGCACGCACTTGGTAACGGTAAACCAGAATTTGAACATTTTATAAATTGGTTAGCTTATATATACCAATACAAAAAGAAAACAATGACTGCTTGGATATTTACAGGCATACCAGGCACTGGTAAAGGTTTGTTTGTACATAAAATACTTAAACCTTTATTTGGTGAAATGCAAACGCCAATGAGAGCATTAGAAAATATAGAAGAACAATTTAATTTATATATGAGAACAGCATTGTTTTTAGTAGTTGATGAGTTTCGTATGGCTGATTCAGGATCTGTAGGGCGTATGGCCGATAAACTTAAACATCAAATTACAGAACCTAATCTTACAATACGTGCAATGCGTACTAATCAAATAGAATTACCTTCTTTTACAAACTTTTTATTTCTTACAAACAGAGCAGATGCAGTCAAGATAGAAGACAGCGATAGAAGATACAACGTAGCTCCTAGACAAGAACAAAAAATAGAAGAAGTGCATCCAGAATTATTACAAAATTTAAATACGTTAGAACCAGAGTTGTATATTGTTGCAGGCATATTACAAAAATTTAAAGTTGATGCACGTATGGCGCATACAGCTTTAGAAAACGATGCAAAAAAAGAAATGAAAGAAGTATCTATGTCTATTATAGAAGAATTTGCAAATGCAATACGTACACGCAACCTTGAATATTTTGCAGACGTATTAGATATACCACTTGCAAATACATTTGACGCAGGTGGTATTAGTACAGCACAAAGATATCTTAAAGATTGGTTAGCTGGTGTAGGACAAGAACAAGTTATACCTTTAGCTCACTTTAAAGTTGTATACGATGTACTTACAGATAGTCGTAATACTTTATCACAACGAGAGTTTTCTAAACGTATGTCACGGCTAAATATTAAGACTGCACGTAAACGTATTAGCAAAGATCGTGCAGCTGGTATACCCCGTGGGGTTGTGTTGACATGGAAAATAGATAATAATGTTTTACAACAGTTAATAAAAGAACATTTTGACGAAAGGGATTTAAACTTATTAGATAATGGACAATCTAACGCAACCCAATCGTCCAGACCTAATAGCAACAGTTGAGGTCACGGAGGATATCGAACTAGGGCTAGTACCTGCATGGTCATACTCCGCCTTAAAAACCTTTGAATCTTGCGCTTATCGCACTTACATTTCTAAAGTAAAACGTGTGCAAGAAGACTACGGACCTGCAGCAGAACGCGGTACACGTATACATAATCAGGCAGAACAATATGTACGTAGCGAAATGTCTGAATTACCAGATTCACTCAAGAAATTTTCACAAAAATTTTTAGAGCTAAAACAACTTTTTGCAGATGGAAAAGTCCAAACTGAAGGAGAATGGGGGTTTACCTTATCCTGGGAACCAACAGGTTGGATTTCTCCTGATACTTGGGCACGAGTTAAATTAGATGCATTCGTACAAGAAACAGATACATCAGCTCGTGTAATAGATTACAAAACAGGTAAACAACTTGGCAATGAAATTGCGCACAGCCAACAAGCTTTAATATATGCAATAAGTACTTTCTTTATGTTCCCAGACTTAGAAATATTAAACACAGAACTTTGGTATTTAGACCATGGTACAACTATGGAACAAACATATACGCGAGATGAAGCTATGCTTTTTATGCCTAAGCTACACGAGCGAGCAATAACTATGACTACTGCTACTAAATTTCCACCAAACCCTAGTACATATAACTGTAGGTGGTGTTCTTTTGGTAAAGGTCAAGAACCCCATTGTGAATGGGGAATAAGTTAAGTATAATTAACATTACATAAGCGTTCACCCAAATAACACCGAACGCAATGGTGGAGTATAGATGATAAATAATAATATCCCTGCGCCTTACGCGCATCAAAAAACCACAACTGATTTTATTATAAACACCAAACAGTGTTTAATTACATCAGATCCTGGTACTGGCAAAACACGAGCTGTGCTCGATGCGCATGCTGCACTCGGAGGTCGCACGTTAGTTCTTGCTCCTCTTTCTATTCTTGAAGCCGCATGGGGAGAAGACATACATAAATTTACCCCTGGACTTACATATGGAGTTGCGTATGCAAAAAATAGAGAAAAAATATTTAAAGATACTAGCTTTGATATAGTTATAACTAATTTTGAAGCTGTTAACTTTTTACAAAAAAATCCACAATATTGTAAACAATTTAATAATATTGTTATCGATGAGTTTACAGCTTTTAAAAATCGTACAGCTAAACGTAGTAAAAGTCTTGCAAAAATCATTGGACATTTTACAAATAGAATTGCTATGTCAGGCACTCCTAACAGTAATACTATTTTAGATATTTGGCATCCAACTTACTTAATAGATAATGGTAAACGTTTAGGTACAAGATTTTATGCTTTTAGACATCAAGCTTGTACACCAAAATTTAATGGTTTTGCTAATGAATGGATAGATAAACCTGGTATAGAAGAAACTATAGCAGATAGATTATCTGACATATCTATACGATTTGCTTTATCCGATTGTATAGATCTACCAGACAATATTGTACGTACTATTAATACAAAACTAACTCCTAATATACAAAAACAATATAAGACATTAGCTGAAGAATCAGTCCTGTACACTAAATCAGGCACAGTTAATGCAATCAACGCTGCTGCTCGTGTCAAAAAGCTGTTACAACTTGTGACAGGCGCCGTGTACGACGAAGATGGTGTGGTTCAGTTTGTACACCAAGAACGTTACGACATAGTCATGACTCTTGTAGCACAACGTGCACATAGTCTTGTAGCATTCAATTGGAAGCACGAACGTGACGCGCTAGTAGATTTAGCTAACAAAGAAGGTATTACATATGACATTATTGACGGCACAGTACCAGCAGAAAAACGTAAAAATATAGTTGCTAGATATCAAGCAGGTCAAATACGTGTGTTGTTTTGCCATCCACAATCAGCTTCTCATGGTTTAACACTTACTCGTGCAAACACTGTAATCTGGTGTTCGCCTACGTACAATGCTGAACACTACCAACAATTTAATCAGCGTATATATAGAGCAGGCCAAACACAAAAAACCGAAACAATACTTATCCAAGCAAGAAATACTTGGGAACCTGAAGTATACAAAAAACTTAATACTAAGTTAGGTCGTATGGAAAACTTATTACATATCTTAAAGGAGGTATCATGAAAAAATTAAATGATTTATTAGCAGAAACAGCTAAAGTTCGTAATCAAATTAAAGTTGTGCAATCAGAAGAAAAACTTCTTAAATCACAACAACGCGAGCTAGAAAGTCAAATATCAATTAGGATGCAAGAGCAAGGGCTCGACAAGATCTCTAATGATATTTGTACAATTTCACTTAAAAATGAGATTGTGCCAACTGTAGAGGACTGGGACCAATTGCATGAGCATGTAACTAAAACTAATCAGTTTGAGTTATTGCAAAAGCGCGTGTCTGCAACCGCTTACAGAGAACTTATAGCATCTGGTATAGATGTACCTGGTGTTAAAAGTACGGAGTTGACCCGAATAAATTTTAGGTCAGCATAATATTAATATTAGATAAAAAAGGAGAACGTTCTATGTCTAATGATATAAGTATAGTAACGAGCAATATGCCTGCTCATGTAAAACAAGGCAACAACCTGGGTAATGAAAACATTAGCTCAGAACATTTATCTACTCCACGTTTGAAACAGCTGCAGCAGTTATCAAATGAAGTAGATGAAAACCACAGCGAGTATATTGATGGCGCTAAAGTTGGCGACTTCATTAATACTGTAACTAAAGAAAACTACGGTAAAGAACTTTATCTAGTTAATGTGCACTTCAAAGAAGAATTTGTTGTGTGGAAACAATTAGAAAAAGGTGGCGGACTTGTAGGTACATTTCCTACACAAGATAAAGCTTTAGAACATTTAGAAAGCGAAAATCTTAAGGTAGAAGATTATGATATAAACAGAACGCAAACTCATACTTTGTTAAAAGTAGATGAAAAGTCAGGTGATATATCAGAAATACCTTTCTTGTTTGATTGCGCAATTTCTAAGTTAAGAGTATCTAGAGAATGGAATACTCAAATTATGAAATTAGGTGGCGATAGATTTGCTTCTTTATGGAAAATGGCTTCAGTTCAAACTGCTAATAAAACAGGACAACGATTTATGAATATCGCTGTATCTAATGTAGGTTGGTTAAAAGAAGAAACTTATAATGTAGCAAAAAGTTTTTACGAAAAGACTTTTGCTAACAACTCCTAGATAAGTATTCGTACGGGTGCGACCTATACTGTCGCACCTAAGTACGTATGGTATACTTTTTATGTGCAAGAAAAGGAGTTCATAAACAAAGTGCATAAGCACTTGTCTAAAGAAATTTATCGTTGGAAGATAAATGATCCATATCATGGCGGTGTGCCTGATACTTATTACTCAGGCCCTAATAATCATTGTTGGATAGAATATAAATACAAAGATAAATTGCCACTAAAAAAAACATCTAAAATAAAAATTAACTTATCACAACAACAAAGACTTTGGTTGATGCGTCAAGCAGAGCATGATGTATATACATACGTAGTATTTGGTTCTGGAGATCTTGTGTACGTAACTGAAGATTTTAAACTTAAAGAAATTACTTTAAAAGAATTTAATAAAAACGCAGTTGCATTTAAAGATTTTATACAAGCACTTACAAAACACTGTTTAGGAGACAAAAATGACAGACATGGTTAACTCACCACCTCACTACAACATGGGAGGCATAGAATGTATAGATGCAATAGAAGCTAGTATGACACCAGAAGCTTTCAAAGGTTACTTAAAAGGTAACATACAAAAGTATATGTGGCGGTATGAAGCTAAGAAAGGAGTCGAAGACCTTAAAAAAGCAGAATGGTATCTAAACAGACTACTTAAAACCTTAAAAAAAACTAAAATGGTGTAGGAGCTACGTAGAAGCTCTCTAACGCATTACACATGTTTTTGATGTCTGCACAAGGACCATGTGCTTAAAACGTCTTACAATAAATACTGTGAGGTCATTTTCTCTTAAAAGACCTATTTTTTGATCTGTGTTGTAAAACTACGTTACTTCGTGAATTATTTGCAGGATTTCCATCTATATGGTGTATATCTATTTGACTTCCTTTTCTAACCCTACCTTCTTTTAACATTTGTCTACGTATTTTATTACGAGCAGCACGTCTTTTCTTTTGTTCAGGAGAAGAATGGTAGTTTGCATATTCTCCTTTATAGTTTCTAGCCATCTATATAGTATACACCTTCAAAGCTTTTGCTTTACCTTTTACTTTTATCGTATCGTGTAAGCAACATTTGTCTACCTTCTGTGCTGTACGTTCTCCAATTAATATATCTACACCCGCTTCTTTAGTTGCACTCTCTAATCGTGCAGCTATGTTCACAGCATCTCCTATGGCCGAATAGTCAAAACGAGAGTCCGAGCCCATATTACCTACTATTGCTTCGCCAGTATTTATACCTATACCTATAGCTATTGGCTCAGGTAATTCAGTTTGTAACAAATGAATGCAAGTACGTATGTCCTGGCCACAGGCGACGGCACGTTGTTCATGTTCATCTAAGTTTAGGGGGGAGTTAAAGATAGCCATGCATGCGTCGCCTATGAACTTATCAACCATACCCCCGTGTGCTTGTATGCAATTGACTTGTTCAGTAAGAACTTTATTCATAATTTTAGTAACTTGCTCTGGTTCTAACTTTTCAGACAAGTTTGTAAATCCTCTAACGTCAGTAAATAAAAACGTACAAGTTCGCTTTTCACCTCCTAACTTAAGTAACTCTGGATTATTTTGTAATCGTGCAACTTGTCTAGGATCTAAGTAATGCTCGAACTGTTTTTTAATTAACTGTCGTAGCTTAAACTGCTCATTAAATCTTAAATAAAATTCTTGTATAGATATAAGTATAGCTGATAATATACTATAAGTTACATCTATAAGTATATTAGATGTAATTAAATACCAACCACCGACCGCGGTCAACGACACGAGGCCCACGGTCCCTACTATGGTTCCGATTAACCCAAATGTACGTATTATAAATATTGTTAATAGTAATACTGTTACAAGGATAAGTAATTCATATAGTAGTGCAGTGCCTGGTATTGCTGGTACGTTTACGGTCATGCTTTCAGCTAACGCAGCTTGTACATGGTGGGGGTACAATAACCCAACTGGCGTAGCTATTTGAGGCATTACACCTTTTGCACTTACTCCTACAAACACAAACTTATCTTTTACATTCATCTCATCTAAACTAGTGCTTGGCGTGTCAATCCAAGAAACCCACCTACGTCCAATGCTATCTACTGGTATCTGTGCATACCCAGCTACAGTAAGTTCTTCTATTTGACCTTGCTGTCCTTTAATTATGTAAGTATCTGCACCTGCCAGCATTTTGATAACCTGCACACCAAAGGATGGAGTCCAACCATCTGGAGTCTGAAGCAACAAAGGTAATCGTCTTACTAAATTATCTACATCAGTTCGTGCAACTGCCAGCCCCTGGTAAGCAGACTCTGCTAGCACGGGCACATTTCCAATAACACCTTGAGATTCAATCCCTTGTATAGGTTCTCCGTCTCCTAATATAACTGTGCCTGTAGTTGGTGCGTAAGAAGCCCCGCCTTCAAAGGTAGCAATGACACTCGGTATCTGTAAGAGTGCATCTGCAAATGCTTGATCGCCACCAAACCTATCTTCCTGTGGAAAAGCAACAACCCAACCAACTCCTACCGCACCTGCTTCCATAAGGTCTAATTGAATACGTGCAAGATCCTGACGAGGATATGGCCAACCGCCCGCAAGTGCTACATCTTCTTCTGTTATATCTAACGTGGTAAACCAGCCAGAAGGATCTGGTGTTTGTACGAGGGCGTCAAATGTTTTTAATTTAAGAACTTCTAATGCTTGCCAGTTAAAAAGTAACGGCACACAAAGTATGGGTATGCTAATTAACGAAATCCATTTCTTCACCTTATCCTCCTTGAGTGATTGTTATAATAGAATCTCCTCCACCATTAATTTTAACAACGTTAGAAACCCCATCTTGTATAAATATTACTGTATAAGACTCACTTCCATTTACATCTAGTTGTACAGACTCATTTACACTTCTTCTTAAGCTTACTACATTTCCTGTTATTAATGTAGTAATTTGTGTATCAGGGTCTTTTCCCAACAAAGTCCCAGTTATTTGCGTGCTTGTAGCTTGTGCTAACTGGTCTTCTTCCTCTGCGACAGCTAAAGCATCTAATACATTTAACAGATCTTCAAGATAATTAACATCTAAAAAGTTTATATCTAGTTCTGTAAACTCTAAATCGTCTTCACCTAAATAATCTACATCTAAATAATCAATATCAAGTTCATTAAAATCCAATACGCTTTCGCTTTGTGTAGCTGTGGACTCTTCTGTGGATAACTTTTCTTTCTCAGGTGGTGTAACAATCAACATATTGTCTATAACATCAAGAGTTAAATCTAAAATAACTGGTTTGGTTGGAGCTGATTCGTATACAGAAACGGTAGTAGCCTGGTATGGTTTGTTCAGTAAAACCGTGCCCATAGCGGTAACTACCTCTATCTCACCACTAGATAATCCATAAGGGTCAGGTAGTAAAATAATTAAACTACGGCCTAGCTCATCTACTGTAGCAGTAAAGTCTGTACCCCTAATTGCTATGTCAGCTGTGGGTGTGGATAACTTTATATTGCTCTTGTTTATTTTGTTTAAATTACTACTAATAAACCTAGCTGTGCCAAGGCCAAAGGTAAGGGCCATTTTTGACTTACTTGGGTCAGGGTCGAATACATACTCTGTGATAACCAACTTAGAGTGCTCAGTTAGTTTTACTATAGAATCATCAAGAAAGGTGATGGCCATACGACCATCTCTAGTAATAGCTTCATCATTGCTTTGGATAGCAAATTTTAAATTAGCGTCGTACGGTTTGTCTCTTACTATTTGAGCTGAACCATTTAGCTCAGATATATCTCCAATATCAGCAGCTTGTGCTTGTACCTTGGTCGTTTTGAACGACACAAACAGTAGAAGAAGCGTTGCCACCAATTGATATAATTTTAAGCCAGTCATTATCTTGGGTACTCAGTTGTTGAATATTAAATGTTCTTTGTCCACCTGTATGGTCTAAGTAAAAATATCCACCAGCTGATGCATTCACACCTGTACCTGTATAAGTAACCGCATTGTCTGAACCGTCTATATCCATATAGTTAGTTGCCCCATCAATATTTATATTTGATGTAACTGTATTGTTAGAACCTTGAATAATCCAATCTAAATCTAAAGTTGCAGCTAGTGCAGTAGTGCCTTGGTTTAAGGTAAATGTGTTACCACTACCTGTAACTGATACGTTTTGATTAGAACTGTTAGCTCCGTACGTGTTGGTTGGATCAACCTGAATAGTGAACGTGTTCGTAGAACCAGTAAAATTATAAACACCAGTAAAACTGTCTGCTAAAATATCACCAAGAAACTTGTTAGTGTTTCCAATCATATTTATGTCTAAAGTTAGACCCGTGCCGTCTAAATCAAACGCAGTCAAATTGCCTGCTGTAGATTCTAAACCGCCTATGATGTTAGAAATACCTAATTGTTCTAGGTCTATGTTAGCGCCAGTACCTGACTGGTCAACATATATCTCGTTGTCTGCTCCAGTAACTCCTATACAAAAAACAGCAAGTAGACTTATAAGCTTGTTTTTCATAGTAATTATTCTACCTCCTCAATTTCATCTTGTCTATTCCAATATTTTTTTTCATATCCAAGATTAACTATTTCTAATATACCACCTTCAATGGCCTTCATCAAAGCAATTGTAGATGACTCATTTCTAGCATTGCCAAACTCTACCTCTACTAGTTCTGTCCCAGCTTCTATAAATCTAAATACATCTTCAGATCTACCATAACTGAATATAGTTTTTTGGCTTAACACCTCTAATAGGACCTCACCTGTAGCTACAGAAACCATACGTAAACTTACAGTAATGTTATCTTCTCTATACTGCACACTGCTACCTATGCCAAGATACCTAGCTCCTGATCCACCACTTTCTAAATTAGCTTCATAGGATATAACAGCACCCTCTATTAGTATGCCCGCAAACAATAAAGGTGCTAATTGTTTTTTCTTTTCTTCTTCGGTTGCAAATTGTTCTCTAGCGCTACGAATCAGCTGTCTTTCCTTTGTGAGGTTGTCCAGTCCTACCCGTTCAACTACCCTAAAAAATTGACCATTGCCTGCGTGTTTAAGGGCCCTTATAAGTAGTGCGTTGGGTTGTTGAGTAATAGCGGTACTAAATAATGCAAACTCGCTATTGCTTTTTCTTTGACCTGTTTGGTCGGTAAAAGCGGTGGGGTATACAGCTACTACTGGGCTTACTTTTGGTATAGGTACATTTTTAAGTTCAGCAGACTGTAGGCTTTGAATGTTTACAACATTATATGCAGAGAATCTATTCTCATAAGTGTCTTCAAGTTGGTCAAGTGTGGAGCAACTAGAAAGTAAAAGTACCAATAGGTATTGTGATTTCTGTAACTGTGCCATCTGCTTCCGTTATTTTTAAGGTTAGTGTTACGCCATCGCTAGTATACTCTATAGTGTTACCTTCTAGGGTTATAGTACCTTCTGTGCTTGGCGTTTCTCCAAACAAATTGTTTACTAACTGCCTTGATAACTCTGCGTATACTCTTGATTCTAGGTTACGCATAAATCTTGCAAGGGTAGAGTTTTCTTTTTCTCTTTCCATTTCTTCTTGTAAAGCTTTTATCTCTTCTTTAATAGTTAGCTTACGGCTAAACTCTTGGTTTTCTATAGTAAGGTAATGCGAGCTAGTGCCTACGCCATTAAAACTAGGTGATTTAAATTTGTGCGTAATAGTGTCTGCATTTAAATTTATACCTATTATGCCTAGAAACAAAGCAATCCCAATAACTGCAATTAGTTTAAACATAAGTAATTTTTCAGCTTCTTCTTTTTTAAGTTGTTTTTTTGTTTTCTTCTTCTTCATTTTCTAATACCTCTTTGTTTTTGTTTTTTAAAACAGTATTAACCTTTGTTTGTAATCGTATCATATCTTGATCTAACAGGCGAAGTTGATCGGTCAATCGTATAATCGTCATTTTCATTTCTTCTACTGCTGGGTTAATAGTATTGTTTACTGTAGTCCAAACGTAATACACAAAATAACCTAGGCCAACGCCTCATT